AAAAAGAAAACCCAGAGGTCAATTTAATGGGAGATAAGTTCATAAAATCAGGAAAAAGCAAATTGAAAATACCTCCAAAAGGTTATATACTTCCGCTACCAAAACCAAAGGTAGATGAAGAAGCTGCCTGGAATGAAATAGAATGAGCAATAAACCATTACATATCGGAGAAGAAGCAGCCGTACAAATGCCTATGAAGACGGTAGTCTCATTAATAATTATCGTAGCACTTGGCACGATGGGCTACTTTCAGATTGTAGAACGTCTTAATATTGCAGACACTCGTCTACAGCTAATGGAAAAAGATTTAACAGAAAACACGGACTTTAGAATTAAATGGCCAAGAGGACAATTAGGTTCACTTCCCGCAGACTCTGAGCAGTACATGTTAATCGAAGATTTATATAAACAAGTAGAAAAACTACAACAGAATATTGAAATGAACATGAGTAATAAATTAAAAATAGAATTTATGGAAGGTCAGATATCAAAATTATTAACAGACGTTGAAGCATTAAAAGATGCCAACAGAGAGATAGTATATAAAAATGGAACGAATCACTAGAAAAATTGTAAAGTATATTGAAGATATGGAAAAGAAAGCTAAACAAATGAGTTTTGTCAAAAATTTAAAAAAAGAAGTTGAAACTGGCAAGCATGGTACACAAAGGTATGTTATTAAACAGGGTCCAAATAAAGGTAAAATATTATGATAGAATCTGTAGTAGCTTTACTTATGTTTGTTAATGGAAGTATAAATGAGGCACGTTTGCAACCTTCAATGTCTAAATGTTTACGTGGAAAAATTACAGCTGAGAGACAATATTCAGAAACTATATCTTATAAATGTTATAGTGGTTCTGCAGAATTAGAGAAAAATATTGATGGAAGTTTTTCAATAAAAAAACTAATACTTGAGTAATGAATTATAAAATTGTTAATAATATATTAACACCTAATTTGATAAAATATTTAAAAACTATTTTAGCAGATCTAAGATTTGAGATTGGAAAAGATACATCTGATAATGAAAATATTTTTGGAAAAGATGTAAACACTAAAGGAATGATGTGTTGTACTAGTCTTGATAAGTATAAAGATGAATTAATTAGTATAAGATTAAACGATTTTGGTTTTATAATAACTGAAATTGTATGTAAAAAATTAAATTTAAATCTAAAACAAATTAAAAGAATTATGTGGAATTATTACACTCAAAACGAAGTAGGATCATATCATTGTGACCATGACCAAAATAATCATTATTCTATTTTATATTCTTTAAATACTTCTGATGGCTATATTGAAATAAGTGATGAGAAAATATATGATATAGAAGATGAAGCTAAAATTTTTAAAAGTAATTTGAAGCATAGAGGAGTGGGACCAATAAAAACAAAATATCGTTTAAATTTAAATGTACTAGTAGAGGTAAATAATAATGGAACTTTCACGTAATTTTACTTTAGAAGAATTAACCAAATCGGACACAGCAATTCGTAAGGGAATTAATAATAATCCAAACGCAGAACAAATAGAAAAATTAAAAACACTTTGTGAAAAAATTTTACAGCCAGTACGTGACCACTTCGGCAGGGTAAAGGTGACCAGCGGATTCCGTAGTCCAGAATTATGTGAAGCCATCGGTAGCTCTAGCAGGTCACAACATGCCAAAGCGGAAGCGGCAGATTTTGAATGTGTAGGCGTTGATAATGCTGAACTTGCAGACTGGATACATAGAGAATTAGAATGGGATCAATTGATCCTCGAATACTATACTCCTGGAGAACCTAATTCTGGGTGGATTCATTGTAGCGTAACGGAGGGTATGGATAGAAAACAATTTTTACATGCATACCGATCAGAAGGTAAAACAAAATACAAACCTATACTTGGTAAAGCAAAAGATATATTTATTTAGTCATCTTTGATTTACTTACTTTTATGGTATAAATATATATGGCAATAACACGTGGACAAATACCAAGTTTATTAGAACCTGGCTTAGGTAGAGGTTGGGGTAAAAAAACTAGAAAAGAATTTAAAGTAAAGGCTCCAAATGTTAAAGGACTTAGCTCATATTATGATGACCTTTATAAAAAATCCAATAGCAAAAAAGCTAAGGTCTAGAAACTATCGTCCCAAAATGGTACAATCAAAAAAGTTGTACAATAGAAAAAGGCTTAAACACAATGACAAAACTATGTGCTAGAGGCAAAGCAGCCGCTAAAAGAAAATTTCGAGTATATCCTTCAGCATATGCTAATGCTTATGCTAGTAAGATTTGTGCGGGTAAAATTAAAGACCCAAGCGGTGTAAAAAGAAAAGATTTTAAAGGACCTAAGCCAGCTAGTAAAGTTTTTGGTGGAGAGGCTAAAGTTAAAAAAGTAATAAGTGGATTAAAAAAAGCATCTAAAACACATGCAGCTCAAGCTAAAACTTTACAATCAGTAGTAAAAGCTTCTGATGGACAATTTGCAAAAAAATTAGAACCCTATGATGGTAGCTATATGAGAGGTGATTTAGCTGGTCATAAGGTATCAAATAAAAGTTTAACAAATTATTACAAAGGAATGATTGATGGGTAAAAAAAAGGGTATTGATATTACAGGTGCTTTTGGAGCATTTGATGACGAATATGTTACTGTGCCAAAAGGAGAATTAGGACTAAAAAAAAACAACAAAAGTTTTACTTTAAGTCTTGAAAAACCTATTAGTAAAAAATCTAAACAAAATATTAATAGTACAATTGGAGCTACTTTTACTAAAGAAGGAAAAAATTCTAGTCATGGTTTTACTTTTTCTAAAACAGGTAAAGCAAAACAATATTTATATAACTATTCAAAAAGTTTTAATAAAGGTGGAGGAGCAAAAGAAGGTAGAATGTTTACTGCTGCAGAAGTAAGAGCATTAGATGAAGCAAAAGAAGAAAAAAATTTTAAGAAAAAAGATAGAATTAAATCTAGTGGAGATAAAGATAGAATTAAATTAATGAGTTCTAATCTAAGAAGATATACAAAAGGTGGCATGTGCCCTGGAGAATCAAGAGGTGGTGGAGCAGCTATAAAAGGCAAAGGTTTTAAAGGCATATTCTAATGAGTCTTAAAAAATGGTTTGATCAAAAATGGGTAGATATTGGAAGCAAACGAAAAGATGGTTCATACGCACCTTGTGGTCGTTCAAAACTAGCATCAGATCAAAAACGAAAATATCCAAAATGCGTCCCTGCTGCAAAAGCATCAAGGATGACAGACTCCCAAAAGAGGAGTGCCGTTGCGAGGAAAAGAAGTAAAGCCCAAGGAGTTGGTGGTAAACCAACAAATGTAAGTACCTTTACCAAGAAGTATTATGGTGGTATGATAGAAATTTAAGGAGAATTATGGCAGAAAAACTATCAGATAAATTAAAAACGGCTTTTAAAAATTTAGATACTAAATTAGGTTCAATTGTATCTAGAAAACCTCAAGGAGCAGCATATCCAAAAGCTTCTGAGTTTAAGGCATTTAAATCTGGTCAGAAAACAACAAATATTATAAAAAACATAGCATCTAAATCTTCTTTTAAAAAGCCGACAGCTATTGGTAAAGTTTCAAGTGCTACGGATTTAGTAACTGCAAAAAAAGCAAAACAATTAAGAAATATTGGAAAATTAAAAACTGCAGGAAGAATTTTATCGAAAACAGCATTGCCTCTGACTGTGGGGTTTGAGGTGGCTAATATAGGATACCAATTAGCTACAAGAACGCCAGAACAAAAGGCAAGAACGAAAGCATTAAAAGCTAAATTAAAAAAAACATCAACCAAAGATTACCATAGTGATCTTTTAAAAATGAATACAGGAGGAGATACAATGTTAAAAGGCAACCAAAAAAAATTAGACAAAAATAAAGATGGTAAAATATCTGGTGAAGATTTCAAAATGATGAAAGCAAAAAAAGGAAGAATGACGTATGCAAATGTAGGCATGGAAGCTAAATCAACAAAAGGTTATGGTGCGGCTAGAACATCTGGCATGGGTCTACAGGATGAACAATTACCACCGGGAAAGTCTTTAGATTATTATAAAGATTTGATGTAATGAATTATGGCAACATCAGGAACTACAACATTCGATCTACAGATTGATGATATTATAGAAGAAGCATACGAGAGATGTGGTATTCGAACTAATAGTGGTTATGATATAAGAAGTGCCAGAAGAAGTTTAAATCTTTTATTTTCAGAGTGGGGTAACAGAGGTGTTCATCTTTGGAAAGTTAAATTAAATCAAATCCAATTTACAGCTGGAGTTGCAACGTATTCAGTTCCAATTCAAGTAAACGATGTTTTAGAGGCTTATATTTCTTCTAGTGGTGCAGTAAATGGAACATTAAATACTGCTTTAACCAGCACTGCAACAAGTGTTGTTTTAACAGATGCTACTGGATTTGCGTCAAGTGGTACACTTCAAATAGGATTAGAATTTATTACTTATACTGGTAAATCTACAAACACATTAACTGGAGCAACAAGGGGAGCTCGTGGTTCGTTAGCCGTGGCTCATGCTGCTGGTGTTCCAGTACAAAATATAACTGGACAAGGTACTTCTTCTACAAATGATATTGCACTTACAAAAATAGATAGATCGGCTTATTCCGCTTTACCAAATAAATTAACAACAGGTCAACCATCACAATATTATGTTGATAGACAAACACAACCAACAATAAGTGTTTATCTTGCTCCAGATGCATCAACTTTTACAACGTTAAAATATTATTCAATTGATAGAATTGAAGATGCTGGATCTTACACAAATAATCCAGATGTGCCTTTTAGATTTTTACCCTGCATGTGTTCTGGTCTTGCATATTATTTATCACAAAAAAAATCTCCAGATAGAATTCAATTATTAAAACAACTTTATGAGGATGAATTATTAAGAGCATTAAATGAAGATGGTTCGAGAACTTCTGTTTACATTTCTCCTCAAACATATTTTGGAGATGGTGTATAATGGCTTATGCAAGTGGAAAAAGATCATTAGCTATATCTGATAGATCAGGCCAAGCATTTCCTTATAGAGAAATGGTAAAAGAATGGACTGGTGCATTGGTGCATATTTCTGAATTTGAACCAAAGCATCCACAATTAGATCCACCTTATCACAAAGCCGATGCTATAGCTTTACAGAATCCAAGAACAATGAAGTTTCAACAACCAACGGATATATCAACTATAAATCCTCAAGCTCCTAATGATGATACAATTGCAGATTCAGGTGGAATATTTGTAGGAGTAGCTAATCTATCTTTGCCAGGAGATTTTGCATTTAGAACTCAAGATTTTCAAGTAACATCAAATGGTATTACAACAACAATACATAGTATGGTTCCAGAAGATCCATCTCTTCAAAATAGAAGAAGAGAGTTAATTTCAACAATAGGTAATGTAGGAGTGAGTATTACGTAATGGCTGTAACACATGCAAATTTTTTAACTCAAGTTAGAAACTATACAGAAGTTGATAGTAATGTTTTAACTGATGCAATTATTCAAGATTTTATTAGATCTGTTGAATTAGATATAGCAGGCAAAGTTGATTATGATGATCTAAGAAAATATTCAACATCAAATTTTACTGCTGCAAATAGATATGTAACTTTACCCTCTGATCTAACTATAATAAGGTCTGTTCAAGTAATTGATTCGGGTACAAGAACATTTTTAGAAAAAAGAGACACTAGTTTTATATCAGAATTTAATAGTAGCTCTACTCAAGCTTTACCAAAATATTGGGCAAATTGGGATGATTTTACTTTATTAGTAGCTCCAGTGCCAGATCAAGCATATGAAATTCAAATTAATTATATAACTGATCCACCCAACTTTACTTCATCAAATAACACATTTTTATCAACTTATCAGGAATCAATGTTACTGCATGGGGTGTTAGCTGAAGCGTTCAGATTTCTTAAAGGACCCGACAATCTATACAACCTCTATAATTCAAAGTATAATGAAGAAACACAAAATTTTGCCCTACAACAAATGGGTAGAAGAAGACGAGGAGAATATCAAGACGGAGTTCCAAGAATCAAAGTCGATTCTCCTAGTCCATAAATTTAAAGGAGAATAATTATGGCAATAACAACAAATGCAATCTGTGATTCTTTTAAAAAAGAATTACTTCAAGCAAAACATGATTTTGATACATCATCAGATACTTATAAATTAGCGATGTATACAAGTTCAGCAACTTTAGGTAAATCAACTACAAACTATGCAACTGCAAATGAAGTTTCTTCACCATCAGGATATACTGCAGGTGGAAAAGCTTTAGTAAATCAAGGTGTTAAAGTTTCATCTTCAGTGGCTATCACTGATTTTGCTGACTTATCTTTTGTAGGAGTTACATTAACTGCTAGAGGAGCATTAATTTACAATACAACAACAGATGGTGGTTCAAATACTACTGATGCTGTAGCAGTATTAGATTTTGGTGCAGATAAAACTGCAACGTCTGGAACATTTACAATTCAGTTTCCAGCGTTTACAACTTCTGCTGCGATTTTAAGATTAGCTTAATTTAAAGGAGGAGCCTAGTGGCTGACATTACAGTTCCAGTTCAGTCGCCAGGCTCTGAATATTGGGGTCAATCCACTTGGAGTTCTAATGACTGGGGTGGATCAGGAGTTTCGTTAGCTTCTGCTCAAGGCTCTGTTACAACAACCGCAAATGCGGATGTCTCTGTTACTGGTGTTCAATTAACATCATCTCAAGGTACAACAATTGGTGGTACTTCTGCTTTAGTTCAAGTAACTGGAAGTTTAGAATCCATGGCTGTTGGTGGAGTAACTATTGGTATTGGTGTACCAGTTGGTTCATTGGGTATAGCAAGTAGTATTGGTACTGCTACAGTAGATGAAGACGAACTAACAGGAATTGGTTGGGGTAGAAGAACTTGGGGTAACCTTGCATGGGGTGGAGCTTATTCTGTTATAGCAACTGGACAAACTTTAACTTCTTCAATTGGTTCTGCTATTGGAAAAACTGATGTATCGGTTTCTGTTACAAGTGCTGGTTCTTTAACTTCAACATTTGGAAGTTTTTCACTAAAAATAGATTCTGACATAACTGTATTTGCAGCTGAAGATCAACTAGACTTTACGATTGGAGCATCAGAATTCGATGCTGATGCTAATGTTACAGTAAGTAGTGCTGGATCATTAACTGGATCAATAGGAACTACAATTGCTGGACTTAAAACTCCTGTAGATGTAACTGGTATTCAAGCTTCATTTACCATGGGAGATTTTACTCTGGTTCAATCTACAAATGAATCAGTTACTGGACAATCAGCAACTTTAACTTTAGGTCAACATGCTGAAATACCTGGTCAAATTATAGGTGTTGGAGGATTACAATTATCTAGTTCTATTGGTTCAGTAACCGTGATTGGTTTAGCTAATATTGATGTTACAGGTATTCAAATGACTTCTTCTATGGGTAATGTTGCAGTAACACCTTGGCAAGAAGTAAATCCAGGTGTAACTAATACATGGTCAGAGGTTGATTTGGCAGCATAGAAAATGTATAATTAAGATATTTTAGGAGAATTTATTTATGACATCAAGTTATTCCGCAGATTTAAAACTAGAACTTATGGTAACTGGCGAAAACGCTGGTACATGGGGAGATAAAACAAATCAAAATTTAAAATTAATTCAACAAGCCATTAGTGGTTTTGAACAAGTAACATTATCATCAGGAGGTACGTTAGCTCTTGCTATGACTGATGGTACATTATCAAACGCAAGAAATATGGTAATCAAATTTGCTACTGCAACAATTGCAGCTAGTACAATTTGTACTGTGCCTAATTCAATTGAAAAATTTTATATTTTTGATTGTTCAGGATTAACAAATCCATCTAACTTAACAATTAAAACTGTATCAGGAACTGGATTTTCTCCAGACGCTGCAAAAATTTATGCTGCATACTCTGATGGCACAAATATAACTGAAGTATCCTTAGATACTTTAGGAGGAACTATTGGAACTGCACAAATTGCAGATGATGCGGTTACAAATGCTAAAATTGCAGACGATGCAATTAGAGCTGCTCAAATTTCAGATAACGCAGTTGTTACTGCCGGTATTTTAGATGCTAATGTTACTACTGCAAAAATTGCAGATTCTGCAGTTAGCACTGCAAAAATTGCAGATGATGCGGTTAGTGCTGCAAAACTTGCAGATACTTCAGTTAGTGCAGGTTCATATACACTTGCATCAATTACTGTAGATGCACAAGGAAGACTAACAGCTGCATCTACCGGTACTGCTGGAGGCGGAAATATGGTCTTAACTTTAAATAGCGATGATAATTTAACATACCCAGGTAATTCTTTTACATCACAACCAACAACATCAAAAGTTCAAGTGATTATGGGTGGTGGTGGCTCAGGAGTTAGAACTTTTGGACCATCCGGTGTAGGTGGATCAGGTGGGGTAGGTCTTTATGTAACAAGTATTACTCAAGCCCTTACAGTAAATTATGCAGCTGGTACTACTGGAAACAATGGAAGTCCAAATGCAAGTGGTAATACTGGTAATGCTTCAACGTTTGGTAATTTCACTGCTAATGCAGGTAATGCAGGATCAGGGTTTGGTGCGAGAGGAAACCCAGGTGATTCTCCAGGAGCAGTTATTTCTTACACTGTGGGAGGTCCAGCATCAAGTACACAAAATTTTGATCAAATTTTCAGAGATGTAACTCAATCGCAACACTCTAGAGGAAAAACATATGTTGCTCCACCTAATGTGGTAAACAATGATGGTGGAAATGGTTTTATTATGGTTTTTGAAGATATAGGATAATTATTATGGCAAAGTTACTTTTTTCGTTAAACAAAGAAATTAAAAGAATAAATTTATCTGGAATTTTATCATCCAGTGAAAGTGTTGGTTTAGAATCTGCTTTTCATGTTTTAGAAATTTCAGATTCTGACTATAATAATTTTGTTTCTTACAATAAAACATTTACAGTTAATGCAGATAATTCTTTAAATTGGATTGATATTCCAGCACCAGAAGATGAAAACGGAGATCCAAAAACTCTAGATCAAACTGAATACGAAGCACAAATTAAATGGTTTAAACAGGAAATGAATATTTATAAAGAATGTCATTGGAACGAAAGTAAAAAAGATAAAATAGAACTTTTTTTAAGTGAGTTGGATTTAATTGATGTATCAAGTATATCTTTTCCTTTTACTGGAACTATAGAAAAAGATATTTGTGATAGATGTGCAAACTCAATGCATCCTCTTTCTTTAGCTACACATATTAATACTTAATTGACTTACCACTTTCAGGTGGTATAAAAACTCAATGTTTGATGAATGTAAAATAAAATTTTACGCAGAGGAAGAATATATTAAAAATAGTCCTAATCTACTTCCTGTTCCAACTAAATTAAATATTCCTAGTTGGTTTAAAAAATTAGACCATAAAATAGATCAAAAAACAATAAAAGGTTGTATGCCTTTTTTAGATGCTATTACTTCTGGCTATATATTAAAAGTTCCAACTGATATGGAATTAGCAGTCAAACATGAAGATGATAAAATTCATCTTAATTTAAATATTGCAAGTAAGGATCATATTACCAATAGTCCACAAAAATTAGATTCAACGTTTCATAATAAAAATCAATTAGAGGGTTCTCCAATGATAGAGAAAAATAACGGAATGCCTTTTTTAAAAATTATGAATCCTTGGACTATAAGAACACCAAAAGGTTATTCTTGTTTATTCTTGAATGTTTTAAATAATAATCAAAATAATTTTGAAATTATTTCTGGAATTGTTGATACTGATATTTACAGAAATAAAATTAATTTTCCTATTGTTTTTAAAAAACACACTAAAGAAAATTCTTACTCTATCAAAGCAGGCACACCTTATGTTCAAGTAATTCCTTTTAAAAGAGACCATTGGAAAATGGAAGTGAAAAAAGATAGTAAACCAGACATTGCAATTGGTTTTTGGTCTTCCTTTTTACATAGTTATAAAACAAAAGTATGGAAAAAGAAAAAATGGACATAAAAGACTTTATACACATTGTACATCCAACTCTACCACCAAGAACAATTGGAAATTTAATTCAGTTTGCAAATAAATTAGAATTTGAAGCTCAAGGAATTATAACGGAAGAAAATAAAGAAAAATCTATAATTAATACCAAACATAGAAAAGTAAAAGGATCAGGTCTAAGTAAGGATAAAAGTTTTACAGAAAACCATTGGTACAATTTACTTTCTAAATTAATTTTTACTTCAATTCAAAATTTTCAAAAAAAATTTCATTCAAAATTTTCAGCTTCACAAATAAACGAAATATCTATACTTAAATATGGAGCTGGAGATTTTTACAAAACACACACAGATTACAATATTAATTTTCCAAGATTACTAAGCGTTATTATTTTTTTAAATAATGATTATAAGGGTGGAAGTCTTACTTTCCATTGTCCAAAAACAAATGAAATTATAAAAGAAGTAAAACCAGAAGTGGGAAAATTAGTATTATGGCCTTCTAATTTTATGTACCCACATACTGCTCAAAAAGTAACTGAAGGAACAAGGTTTGTAATAGTATCATGGATAAGCTAGGTAGAGCAAAATATAAGGTAGTCAAAAATTTTTTATCTCAAGATGAAATAAATTTGTGTGCAGAATATTTAAAAAGCAAACAAAGAAAATGTTATGACTTTGCTGCAGATAACATTAATTATGACTCTGGTGTTTATAAAGATTTTTTATTAGATTCTATTTTAAAAATTAAAAAAAATAAAGTTGAAGAAGAGGTTGGTTTAAGATTAAACCATACTTATTCTTTTTGGAGATGTTATACTTATAAGTCTACATTAGATAGCCACAAAGATAGGCCTTCTTGTGAATATAGTGTAACAATTTTTGTTGATGCGGATAAACCTGACTGGCCTATTTATATGGAGGGAAATCCTGTATCTTTGAAACCAGGTGATGCTGTATTTTATAAGGGATGTGAATTAGAACATTGGAGAGAACCATATGAGGGAGACTATCACTTTCAATTTTTTTTACATTATGTTAACAAAGATGGTCCTTTTGCAGACTACAAAAATGATAAAATCAACGATAAGCAAGAACTTTAAGAAGTATAATTAAAATGGTATAATATGGCATGCCTTTAACAAACGTACAAATACAACCTGGGTTTAATAAACAAGTAACACAAACTGGTGCAGAGGGTCAGTGGACTGATGGTGATTTTGTTAGATTTAGATATGGTCTACCAGAAAAAATAGGTGGATGGGCAGAAATTTTAGATAACACAATTGTTGGTGCAGCAAGAGAACAATTTATATGGGCAGATTTAGATGGAAGAAAATATGGAGCTATAGGAACAAACAAAGTTTTAATTATTTATTATGAAGGAGCTTTTTATGATATTACTCCTTTAGACTCAGCATTGACTGGATGTACTTTTGATACTGTAAACACGTCTGCTACAGTTACAGTTAATAAAGCTGCACATTCTTTAGAACCAGGAGATTTATTTACTTTTACATCAGTAACTCCTCCAAGTGGAGCTGGTTACACAACAGCAGATTTTGAGACAAACACTTTTCAAGTAATCACAGTTCCTGATAGTGACGAATTTACAATTACTATGGCTTCTGCAGCAGGTACAACTGTTAATGGTAGTGGATCAGCTACTATAAACCCTTATGTAAAACCTGGAAATTTAAGTTCAACTTTTGGATTTGGATGGGGTACTGCTTTATGGGGTGGAGGTCAACAAGTATTTGGAACTCTTAATGGTGCCTTATTAGATGACACTGCAGGAACAGGTGGGTCTGGAACTTCTATTACTTTAGCTTCAACAAGTGGTTTTCCAACATCAGGTACTATTAAAGTAGGAGCTGAATTTATTTCTTATACGGGTATTTCAACAAATGATTTAACTGGAATAACAAGAGCAGTGGCGGGTACTAGATCTGCTCATGCTGATGGATCAGGTGTAGAATTTTTTACTGGGTGGGGAGAATCTTCTTTATCACAAACTCTAAGTGTTGATCCAGCTTCATGGTCACTAGATAATTTTGGAGAACAATTAATAGCAACTATTAAAAATGGAAAATCATTTTCTTGGAATCCTATTAATTCAAATCCTAATGCACTTACTACTAGAGCTATCCTAATTTCAAATGCACCAACACAATCTGTAATGTCTTTAGTTTCTGATAGAGACAGACACCTATTTATGCTTGGAACTGAAACTACAATTGGAAGTCCAGGAACGCAAGATAAAATGTTTATAAGATTTTCTGATCAGGAAGATATTACAGACTATACCCCAACTTCAGTTAACACTGCAGGATTTTTTAGACTGGATTCTGGTACAAAAATTGTTGGAGCAATAAAAGGTAAAGATTATACTTTTGTATTAACTGATAATGCTGCATATGTAATTCAGTTTGTGGGACCTCCGTTTACATTTTCTGTAAGACAAGTTGGTTCTAATTGTGGATGTATTGGTCAACATGCAATGAAGTATGTTAATGGAGCTGTGTACTGGATGGGAGAATCAGGTGGCTTTTTTGTTTATGATGGTACTGTTAAAGCTTTACCATGTTTAGTAGAGGATTTTGTTTTTACAACTAAAGGATCTAATTTAGGAGTTAATTATGGAGATGGTGAATCAGTCTATGCTGGTCTTAATCATCTTTATGAAGAAATAACTTGGTTCTATCCAAAAAATGGTAGTTCATTGGTTGACAGATGTGTAACATATAATTATCAAAATGGTACGTGGACAACTGGATCATTAGCTAGAACAACTTGGGCTGATGCTAATTTATATGATGTGCCCTATGCTACAGAATTTAGTTCAACTAGTGTTCCAACTTTTCCAACGATTCAAGGTATTACAAATATAAATGGTGCAACTACTTATTACGCACATGAAACAGGAGTTAATCAAGTAGACTCTGAAGGTAATAAAACTGCAATTCCAGCTTTTATACAATCTGGGGATTTTGATTTAAGTCAGGGAGGCGATGGTCAATTTTTTATGAGCATGAGAAGATTTATTCCTGATTTTAAGTTACTTACAGGTAATTGTCAGATCACTATAAATTTAAGAAGATTTCCTTCTGATACTGCAAGCTCCTCGCCTCTCGGACCTTTTACTATATCAAGTTCTACAGAAAAAGTTGATACTAGAGCACGATCAAGATTTGCAAGTTTAAAAGTAGAAAATACTTCAACAGATCAAAATTGGCGTTATGGCACGTTTAGAGCAGACGTTCAACCAGATGGAATGAGATAATGGCTAGAGTAGATATTGTAATTCCCGAACCATCACCTCTTTATACTGAAGAAAATCAAAGACAGATAAATCAGTCTTTACGAACTATGCAAGATAAGTTAAACACTTCATATCAACAAGAATTAAAAAATGAACAAGATACTTTTACCTGGTTTATATCATGACAATTAGATACAAAAATGAAGGTATTAATTTAACAACTACTGGAACAACTAGTGTTTTTACAGCCCCTAGTGATGCAACAATTTTAATAAAACAAATACAAATTAACAATGGTTCAACTGGAGCAGTAAGTTTAAGTGTGCAAGTTACAGACACTTCTGCAACTGCAACTTTTAGAATATTTAATGAACAAATAGCAGCAACAACAACAATAGATATTATAAATCATACTTTAGTTTTAGAGGCAGGAGATGTACTAAAAATGACTGCAGGTACAGCCGATGAAATTCAAGGTATTGTATCTTATGCATTATTAGATAGATCACAGGAAAATGGCTAGACAAAAATTTGTACACTTCGTACCAAGGCCAAAACCTCGTAAGCGTCCAGGCCGTCATTGTAAGAGTCCTAATAAAAAAAAGAAGTTGCAAAATAATAAAAAATATAATAAACAAGGCAGACCATGAAATTAATTGCTGTAAATGATGATTACATACGAATTGATTTTACACCTGAAGAAGTAAAAATTATTCAAGAAAAAACTGCATTAGAATTAGATATGAATAAAACAGAGGAATTGATAAATATTTTATTTAATACACTTAAAGCTTTAGGTAGAGCAAATGCAAAAATAAAAAATAAAAAAAAAGAAAAAAAAGATGACAAATAATTTACCCAAAATACCTGCGGAAGCAAAAGAAATTATTAAACACAAAAGGACTGGTAAAGTTTATAAAACAAAAGAAGAATTTGATGCTGAAGTTAAAGATCCTAATATTGATACAACTCAAGATGATTTTAGGCAAGATCTTGAAATAAAAGTTACAAGAGTATCAATGGATGCTTTAACAAAAAAATAATGAAACCTAGAGGTGCTACCGAATTACAAATGGAAATGCTTAATAAGCATGTTCCAAAAGAATTATTAGATCAAGTTCAAATTTGTACATCTATTCCAGGAAAAGTGCCAATCGATCCAAATAAAGTAAATATACTATGGCAAAAAAATTCTTATGATCAACCTAATTTACATGAATTCTTTACAAACAAATCAAGACACAATGAATATGATTGGTATGTTTTTAATAGTCATTGGAACTATGAAAAGTTTAGACTTTTCTTTGATATACCTCAAAGTAAATCTATAGTAATTAAAAATGGTATAGAAGATTTTCCAATAAGAAAAATATATAAAAAAGGAACTCCTATAAAACTTGTACACCATTGTACTCCTTGGAGAGGTTTAAATGTTTTACTTAGAGCAATGCAAGAAATAAAAGATTCAAATATAGTTTTAGATGTCTACTCTTCTTGTAAAATTTATGGTTCAGAATTTGCAGAAAAAAATGAAAAAGATTTTTTACCTTTATATGAACAAGCCAAAAGTTTACCTAATGTAAATTATATAG